TAGAATAGTTGCCCGATAGTACACTAGTACGGACATCTGTTAGAACCTTTTGGTATAACACCGTACCAAGGATAGTTTGGATTTCTATATCTTGTGCTACCTTGATAAAGGGGGTAATCTTGTCTACGTCCACGTTTCCTTTTAAGGAGGTGTACTTAAAGATGTCCTCTTTGGTGACTAGTAATACTGAATCATTTAAGGTCATTTCTCATACCGCCCCCTACTCGGCATATCTATTGTTCTTGTCTTTGCTTCTTTCCAATTCGGCGGTGCAAAAGGCACCCCCTTAGCGTTCGCCTCAGCGTTGGAAACGGGATTGTAGTTATCCATATCTCTTTTGTTAGATGCTTTTTCTTCGGGAGTCAATGGGATAGGCATATTACCACGTCCCGCTTCGTACTTTCTTCTGAAAGTAACCCTATACCAAGCGTGATGGCAGTATACTCCTCCTTTGAATCTCCATATTGAGTAAGTGGATTTTCCCTTTGGTGAGAATTGGTTGTTTACTCCTCGTTCTCCCATTAGGTCAATATCCTCTCTCCTATAAACCACGTTTCTGTTCCTTGCGGAAATCATCTGCTTACAGAAGTGTCGGCTGTTGTCTTTTACCGAGTTAGGACCATACCGATATCTAATCTTGTAGATACCTTTATCGTCCGCACTCTTGTTATCGGGTTCTGAGTATTGAGAAAGCAACTTAGTGGTTGGTTCCTCTAAGTCGGGGTCTACCAATACTTCTTCAATCTCCTCCCATAAGTCGGGGTCTATGATTTCTCCTTTGTCACCAAGAAATTCTAACCATCCAATCTCATCCTCCTCAGTCATTTCTATATGAGTGCTTAGATTGGTGCTAAACCCCAATTCTTTCTCCTCGGTTGTCTTGTCAACATCTAATCCACTCAAATCTGTAAATTCAAGCGGTTGTAGTGTCTTAAAGTATAAATCTACGGGCGTCTCGTTGGCGTTCAAAACCTTCTTGACCGCTTTGATAATTAGGTCTTGGAAAGGTCGGATTACGGTGTTGTCAAAAAGGATGGATGATTTTTCTATTTCCTCAGCATTGTTTCCAAAACCCGTGTTATCCTTAATACCAAGAAGCATCGGTGAAGTAATTCGGTGAGATAGCATAACTTTCTGCATACATTCCGTACTAAGAAATTGGTATTGGTTATGAGCATCACTCAAAGGTACGGGAGTGATATCAGCCTTAGTATCTTGCCCATCGTTCCACGAGATGATAAACCTACCCGCATTGCTAGAACCACTAAACTTTGACTTGATAGAATCCTCTATCTGATACTTCATCTCCTCGGGTGGTTCACCGTTGTTGAAGTTAATCAGCATAGATGGTGCTAATCCGTTCTTGATGTTATTTAAGTGGTAGTTAGCAATCTCCGCTTCTAATTCAGCCCATTGGGTACCCCCTTGGTAGTCCACGGGTGCATAGTAGAAAGAACCCGTAACGTAAGGTTGGATAACCAAGATGCACTCCTTAGCACTCTTATCAAAGCCAAAGGCGGCGAACTCTTTTGGTTGCTCGTTCCTTTTGATTTTTGCCCAATCGGGGTGGTAATAGTATCCCGTAATCTCACCCCTTTCGTTTGCCTTCTTATCTCTCAAAGTTTGGATAGGAAAGTGGTAAGCCTTTGCATATTTGCTACCTTGCTTGTTCTTCACTACTTGGAAGGATGCCTTACCAAGCATCTTCAAGTCAAGACAGATTTTTTGGATACACTCTTGGTCAAAAAGTTTGGTGAACTCTAGGTATCCTTTAAGGTGTCTGTTAGCACGGATTACGTCCAATCCTCTACCATACATCAAGTCAGCAGTACCTTTGATACAAGCATTGTTGGTAGGTGAGGTTCTGTATAAATCTACTAGGTATTGGTAGTAATTGTTGTCCTCGCCATACTTAACCCAATCTTTGGTTCTGTCTTCTATAATCTGTGGTGAGGTATAGTCACTCAGAGATACGAAACTGAGGTTCTTCATAGTGTGATAAATTGATTGCTTTGGTTAGGTGTGGTAGTCCAAGATTTCCAAGAATGGTACATATCGTAAGCACCCACAATCCAATACGCTAAGGCTTGGTAGTATCTTACTCCCGATAAACTGATTTCTACAATTAACTCATCTCCTTGGTTAGCCACGTTAGATATAGCGGTCAGAGATGGCAAAGAAAATGTCGCCTCTGAATTGTTGTAAGTGGGAGTAATGGTTGAGGTAACTTTGACCTTGGTTTCTTTGTGCATAACCTCCAAGGTCATAGCCGTAGGCGTACTCGGTAACACCACGAAAGGAACTATGACTATTGAGGTTGTAGTTTGGTTAATGACCATAACAATAAAACCGCAAAGTACGAAAGTGTTAGATAAAAGAAAACCCCACCTTTTGGGCGGGGTTCTCAGTGTTATGTTTTTAATCGTTAGGCGGGAGTTGCGTCCGCAGTAAAGATAGTACTTAATCCCGCATAGGTTACAGATGCCAAAGGACGAGGTCCGTACTTTTCTTGTGCCATAAAAGTAGCAGTATAAGTACGAGGGTCGCCCAATGCTGTACCCCAAGATTCAGCACCCGTAGAAACGTCACATCCGAACTCTTCTCCGAGTAACCAAAAGTTGTCATTTCTGTCCCATACTACGACTCTCCATCTACCTTGTGCCAAAGTATTTAGGTCAAGCGTATCAGAGGCGGCGTTTGCTGAGGAAGTTCCTTTTGGTTTGAAAACCACAGACAAAGTAGTTTCGTGGAAGGTAGTACCATTCTCACGGCTACTAGTAACTGCATCTTCAAAAGATGAGGAACCTTTAAGTTCCCAAAAGTAACCCGTTACTAATGTAACACCACCGCTTTGGGCAATCTTAGATACGGTACCTCCCGCATCTATGGTGATAACATCAGACCAAGTGAATGGGATTAGGAAGATACCTTGGATACCGCCAAGGTATTCTTTACACGGCTCTAAACGAGCATCTATGGTATTACAAGGCATAGTTAGTGGTTATTAGGTTACGTTAAGTACTACTTGTTGAGTTGGGTTAGTCGCAAGAAGACCGCCCGTGAATCTCATAATAATTCTCACGTTCTGAGAGCCATCCAAATCAGACATATCCAAGAACTTAACCTCGTTATAGTCAGATACCAAACCCGTACCGAAGTGCAAGTCAGATTTCAAACCAAGTACGCAGTCAGAGTCATTCAAACCGGGGCACATAGTCACGGGAATACCTTGGAAGTTCATTGGCTTCTCACCAACATAGAATTGGAAGTTGTAGTTACCCGCTGACAAAGCCGCTTGGTACGCCTTCATAGTCAAAGGTCCTACATAGAATTGGTATCCTTCTTTGCCGTACAAAGCAGCGGGAGAAGCATCCAACATAGATTGCAAACGTGCTACCACGTTAGAACCCGAGTTAGCACCCGAAGCAGTTACTACGATAGCAGAGTTGTCTACCAAGTATCCAACCATACCATCTTGACCCGCAACAATAGCGGAATCATACCACAAGTTTGACTTCCAAATACCCAACTCATTCTGTTGAGCAACTTGGGCAGCGGTTTGTGCCAAAACGAAATCTTGGAATGTAGGGGGCATCTTGTCAAAAGCAGAGAATCCCATCTGCATTGCTTCCCAAGTATTGAAAAGGTTATTCTTACACAAAGTCAAGTTGACTTGCTTTTCAGTCATAGTCAAAACGTACTCTGTCAAGGTTACAGAAGATGAATCTGTAAAGTCACAAGACGCAGCAGCGATACTTACGCTTGAAGCGTAGTTACGGATAACTTCCTTGTACTTTACGTTAGGGTGCAAGGTAATTAACTCCTTGGCAAGTGTCTCACCACTCAACAAGGCGGCGGCGATGTACTTATTACTAAACTCACCACCATAGGTGTTAGTTGAGAGGGTAGGTCCGCTAAGGTTGGTTTTTATTAAGTTGCTCATTGGTTATAGTTCTTAGAATAGGTTGTTAAAGATTCGGTCTTGGATGCTTTCTTCACGCTTTTGACCAAGTTTGAAGATTTGGTTAGTATGAGTTGTTGCCTCGGGTGAGAACATTGTTCTTGGTGCTTCCTCTTTGTTGAGGCGTTCTACCAACTGCTCGTTCTCAGATTGCAAAGAAGCCAACTTGATTTCTAAGTCAGCAATCTTCTTGGCAATGTCACTTGAAAAGTAAGATTCTTCCATTTCAGTTTTAGATTTTACCACTTTCTTTGGTGCGGTAGTTCCCATTTTCTTTTTACCCATTTCGGAGTCAATCTCCTCCTTCATAATATCGTCCTCCATTTCCTCCTCAACGACTTCACCTTGTGGCATAGCAACCTCTTGGATAACACCATTGGCATCAACCACGATTTCCATTCCATCTTCCAAGGTATACTCGCCTTGTGGTACGGGAACCATACCATCGGGAGTAACGATAGAAACCGCCTCACCGATAGCGAAGTTTTCTGAATCAAATACTGCTTGCTCATCAGCAGTTTTCTTTTGAGCCAATTCAACTTCTATGTTCTTTGGTTCGGCAGAACCGAATCCAAGAATATTCAAAACTTTGTCTAGTGTTTTCTCAGCACTCATACTAATAAAACTTTCTTAATTGGTTGTGTTAGATTTTTGATTAGCCGAAAGATATTCTTCTTGGATAACCTTGCGTATAGCATCAAGGATAAGATTCGCAGAGACGTCGTCTAAATGCGGTTTTTGAACGGATGCCTTTAATTGTGATTTGTCTGCAAAGAATCCTTCAATAGAAAATCCCTTTACTAAGCCCGTCTTGACGTACTCCTCCCATACTTGGTCGTTTTCTACTTTCATAGCAATCATCCAAGTACCTACGGGGTCTTTCATTCCGTACAAGGCTGACTTGTCTTTTTCCATATCTTCCTTAATCCAAGATTCTACAAGACCTAACCCGTTCAACTGCATAGCGTGTTCCAAAGTGGCTTTGTTGCTATTGCCTCTGAGCAAGTAAAGTTCTGAGGCACGTCTTACGGTGTCCTTAGAAAAGTAAGCGTAGAATTCTTGACCATCTTGGTTGCGGTAGATTGGCTTAGACGGAATCAAAGCGGGACCCATAAGGATACGCTTTTCTTGGTCTACTGCTTGGAACTGAACTTTATGCTCTTTGAGTGCAATAAAGTTGCTTTCTATTGCGGGTGCTGAAACTACACTAATGGCTTCAATGCCACTAGCAAGTTGTTGCTCGTCAAGTATCAATTCTATAATCTTCATTATGGTTACTTTACCAATTTACCCACTGCCACTATTTTCTCTTTAATTTCTTGTCTATTATCCTTTACGTTTTGTATGATTTTAGGATAAACTTTCTTAATGTAACTTATCTTACTTGCAATGTCACCATCTATTTCTACGCCAATGCTCTTAAAGGATGCTTCAATAGTTTTAGCAAGAACTTCAGCGTCTTTTTTATTGGTCTCTACTTTTGCTTGTTGTTCAAGCATTGAGGCAACTGCTTTATTCCAATCTTCAATACTATCATACCAAGATTTTTCTAAAGTGGAAATGCTTACAAACAACTTATCTGACAAAGATTCTAACTTGTCAAGGTCTGCAACTTGACCCAAGTTTACTTTTATTACTTTTTTCTGTGCCATAGTTAACCTTTGAATTTACTTATACCCGCAGTCATCTTCTTTTGAAGAAGACCATCTACGCTACTTAACTTGTTAGACAACATTTGTATCCTTTTGGCAATGTCAGTTGGAATCGGAATACCAATCTCATCAAAGGTTTGCCCTAAAGATTTTAGCAATAAATCTAACTCATTTTTATACTTATCCGCAGTTTTGGCAACTTGACCAAATTCATCTTGTAAATTATTGATTCTGCCCCAACCTAAACCTTTTCCCCACCTTCCCGACTCCTCATTATACGTTTGGAATCTGCGGTATAGTGTTTCAAGTTCAGCAGCGGCAGATAACTTGATTTGTCTTACATTCTTCTGTGCCATAGTTTATTCTAGTTAACGAGGTATATTCTGCAACTGCTTCATAATGGTATCTATTTCACCCATTGGCATAGTCTCCTCAAGTTCAATATCAGCATCTACATAAGCGGGAACCGTGGTTAAAGGAAGTCCTAATTCTTTTAGAGATTTTTCCATAGCGTTCATAGAACTAGCAACTTCCATAATTGCTTTTTTTAAGGCATAACCTTTAGTTATAGCGTCTTGTGCTTTGTTATAGATAGTCCCAACTGACTCATCAAAGTCGTCTCTAATTTTAATTAAGGTAGCAACTGCTTGTTCTAGTTCCTTTGCAGTAGCAAGTTGAACTTTTATTGTTTTCTTCTGTGCCATACCAATAAAACTAATTACCCTCCTAGTGTTGCATTTTGGCGAGTGCGTCTGTCAAGTGACTGCTGACTGCTCATATCCGTACTAACCACGTATGACTTAGCGGGTTTCTGCATAGAGGCATCCATAGAAGCCATTATCTGAGATTGGTTATTGACTTGACCACCGACTAACCCAATAGACGGACCCACACTCATCGGTGAGGCACCGCCAATAGAACCACCACCACCTACAAGGGCATCTACCTTCCTCGCTTCATTCATTATCTTTTTCACGTTTGCCATACCCGTTGCTATGATTGCACCCGCACCAATGTAACCGAAGACACCACCTTGCTTAAAGGCTTTTGTTGCACCCGCATAGGTGTCCGCTATGGCTTGACTAATACTTAATGCCATACCAAGTTGAGTGTCTTCGCCTACTAGTTGCTTGACTTTATTGGCTACGTCATTGTAGGTATCTAACTTGTTCTGTAACTTTTCTTTCTCGGCATCTGCATCAGCCTTATCCAAATCATTTTGGTACTCCCTTTGTTCCTTGTCTAGTTGGGCAGTTTTAAGGTTGTACTCACCATTGGCTTTTTCTTTTTCAGCAACCGCATCTTGGTATGCTTGTGTACCCTCTTTCAGTTGGGATATCTGAAAGTCGTACATCTTGTTTTGCTCATCCAATGTTTTCTTAGCGTACTCCCTTTGGATTTCAAAAACCCTCTTAGCGTTGTCCTCCTTGGCGATGGCAATTTCCATCTCGGTATTTAGTAGGTCAATGCTATTCTGCTTCTCACTAAGTTGCAATTCTAATTGCTCTTTCTTAAGTGCGTTCTCGTTGCTCTGTTGCTCAGAACGGAAACCCGTAATCTTAGCGTCTACGGCTGCCTTCTCCTTTTGCAAGTCAAGGATTTCTTTCTCTCTATCCCACGAGTAACCAAGGATAGCCATATTCTCTTGCCTTTTTTGAATTCTTGCGTCTAAATTTGCAATCTCTTCTTTCGCTTGCTCATCAAGTATCTGACCAAGTTTCTCGTTGGCGGCTAACCTCTCCTCTATGGTTTTGTTCTCATCATCTCGTGCTTGTCTTTGTACCTCGGCAAGTTTATCGTACTTTTCTATGATGCCTTGGTAAGCAATTTCTAACAACCCAAGACTCTTTTCAAAAGAAATCAAGGCGTCATTGTTATCCATTATCTTCTTGACGTTCTTACCAATGGTATTACCCGCATTGGTTACAAAGGTCACCACATCACTAACCGCTTTCTTTACGTTCTTAGCACGTTCCTCTTGCTTCTTGTTCCTCTCATCTATGTCTTTGTTGATTTGCTCAATCTTCTTACCTATCTCCTCGGCTTCTTCGGTATCACCAACAAACTCATTCCAAGATTTCTTAGCGGTAAGGAATCCAATGCTAACCTTATCAAGCATAGTTGCCATTCCCGCAAGGACGTAGTCAATTAAGTTTTCCTTAATCCACTTGGCACCATTCTCAAAAGACAACACTAAGTCATCCCACCATTGCTTTGGGTTGGTAAACGCCTTAAAGAACCAATCAAACATAGGCTCTAATACCTCTATGACTCCATTGGCTAACCCAATAAACAAGTTCATAGTTGAGTTAAGAATCTTTTGAGTTTTAGCGTTGGCACCCATCTGCTCGGTCATCTTTCCAAACCCCGCAGAAATAACGCCTAACCCCAAACCACCCGCAGTAATTTTGGCTATACCTTTTAGACCATTACCCGCGGTGGTGATGGCTTTGCTAAATCCTTTGCCGACCACACTACCCGCTTTACCTAATGCCTTGCCAATTTTGTTGGCTGAGGATAGCAAAGAACCCATTGCTTTGCTTGCCCCTTTTAGGTCTAGACCTAGTTTGAATTTGATTTCTTCAGCCATCGCTTAAATCTTCGTTTATACTCAATAAAACTGATTGGTGCTTGGTATTTGCCTTTTGCAACCTCAACTGTGTCGCTAATCGCATAAAACTCGTTGCTTTGCATAAGTTTAATGATGTTTGTGATTCTCATATTTTGCTTTCTATGGTTAGTGATGCTTTAACTACGTCAATGTTATGGCTTCCACCATCGTTAGTATACCCAAGGAACTGCACCTTTTGACCTTTGCCGAGAGTACTTGATGCTCGGAGGTTTAAGGTATGCTTGTGGTTCCCATCAGTTTCAGCATACGCCTCAGTTCGCTGACCATCTACTGAGATATCAAAAACTAAGTCGTGGCTTCCCGTATTGTCTATGGTTATAGAAGCATACATAACATACTGACCATCTGTCTCAATAGTTACAAATCCACCCGCAGTATTAGGAGTGTACTTTGTAGCATCACCCTCGGTGGCATAATCAGTCAACTGAATACCACTAGTAGCGGGTGAAAAGAACTGAGGTGCAGTAGTTTCTCGGTATATGGTAATCTTGTTCAAACTGATAGTCGGTAGGTAGTTATCAGTCAAAGTCATCACCGAGGAGGTTACGCTACCCACTTGAAGGGGAACAGAAATATAGTCGGTACCATCATAGACGGCATTGGCTATTTTTAACTTAACTTCTACGCCTCTGACAAAGGTTTGACCGCCATCAGTTGCTACGGGGTCTGTAAAGACGGGTCTGTTGCCCGTACTACCGCTAATCTGCAAGAATTGGACATCGGGGTAAGATAGCAATTCTATACTGCCGTACTCCCTATTGATGTCGTATTGGATAGATTGTATCTTGTAGTAGTTCCCCGAGATAGCAATGGTGTCGTTTAACTGCATACTTAACCACTCACCTACGGGTAGGTTGATGTTAACCACTACTATCCTTGACCTAGTAGAATACAGACGCCCAATGTACTTACTCCAATACAAGAAGTAAAGGGTATTGATAGGCGTGTTACCACTTAAAGCACCCTCTACGCCAAAAGCACAAGAATACGAGGCTGACGTATCACCACTAAATGCGGACGAGGTTGGTGAAGTCATCAACCAAGTCGTACCAAGATAGAAATATGAGTTTGGGGCGGGAGGTCGGAAGTGAAAAAGAATGTAGTCGTGTTGGGTTGCCTTGATATCTGAGTCAAAGCATCCCATCCATTGCAGTTCGGTATCCCGTCTATAAACGCCTCGGTTGTCTACCTCGTAGATGATACTCGGTGGGTAAACCGTAAAGATGGTTTCTATGTCTAAACTATCGTTGGCAAAGTCAACTAAGGGACTAAATTCTAGGTCACCAAAATTCCGTTCAAACTGACTGACAAAATACTTATGACTTTGGCTTTCCGCACCTTGGTGCTTCATAGTGATGTTCTTAGGAATAGGCACTTTCTTGTGGGTGATTGACTTGAAGTCAATGTACTGCGTCCACTCCTTTGGTGTTCCTAAGTCATACCAATCTTGGATATTGTGAATTTCTATTTCTGTTTCTGAGATAGGCACAAGTACCGAGTTAGTCATAAGCAAAAAGGAGTTCACAAAATCCGTCACCTTGGTATTTGGAAAAGCATCAGCCATAGTAACCATTGGGTTCAAAGAATATGGTGACTTAATACACCTAAAAGTACCCGTAATGTTAACCGCTAGGTCAACCTTGTAAAGCAACTTAACTTGGTCGCCTTTACTCAACCTAGTCAGAGTTAAAACTTGGGTGTCGTTTACCCACGTTAAAGATTGGTTACTGCGACTATAACTTGTCGCCTTTCCATTAACCACCCACTTGATGCTCACTTGTGAGTTAGGAATACTAACTGAGTTTATCACAAAGGAGAAAGTGTAGTCGCCCGTCCTTGGTATGGTGTAGGTATAAGTTGCCGTACTCCAAGCACCACTTGGATTTAATACCGCGTTGCTACCCAAGGGAAAGGTAGACCAATCAGCCAACCAAATAGGTGCGGGGGTTAGTGCAGATGGCGTTGCGTTGTTGGCTTCTACGTTACCGAACTGAGCAGCGAAAGGGTCTACCATCGGTCCCGACTTATCCATAGGAGTAATGAATAGTGTGCTGAACTCGGGTCGGCTAAGTAAACTACCCGTTAGGTTAATGCCAATGTAGTCAAACAAAGTTTCTAATACTGCTTTAATGCGGATACTTGGTCTGAGGTCATAGAAGTCAAGAGTATTCTCCTTGCGGATATTGTTGCTAATGTTACCCTCTGAGTAAGTGAATCCATACCCATAATCCTTCAAGTCCCAAACCACATCACCACCAAGTAACCCACCCGTCCAAGATGACTGAACGGTGGCATTGTCTATGGTGTGGTCATAACTTGACCAATCCACTTGCCTCATTGTAGTTTCTCCCCAAGAAATAGCAGTTTGCTTTCCTTTGCCGTAGAAGTTGATAGTGTAGGTAGATGGTAAGCCGTTGGCAAAGTTTACCTCCATTAACTCAACCACGCCATCAAAGATTGGCAATCCGTGTATTAAGATTTGAGAGTTCAAACCATCGTTCTGATTCCAACTACCAAGCAGTACGTTCTCATCAAAGAAATTCTGAAAGATTTGGTTGTTAGTATCTGAGGCGGGTATCTGAAAAGATTGGGTAAAGTCAGTATAGACAGAATTAAGGTTTTGCAAATCTTTTAACTGCCTAGTCAAAGAAATTGTCTCATCCTTAAAAAGGTCGCAAACCCTACCGCTGATAATTAAAGAAAAGTACATATTATCTGACTATGGTGTTTACGTAGGGGTAAGAAATTTCTAGGTTCATAGTGTACTCTATCAACTTGTCTACGTTATGGGTTTTCTTTTGGAAAGCAGTATCACTAATGGTAAATGCTCTGAGCATAGAACTTTCTAATAAGAACCCTCTACGAGTGTAGAAAATTTGCATCATAACCTCCACGTCCGTTTCAGTAATCCATCCCGAACTGAGTTGCCTTTGTTGGTACACTTGCTGATTAAAGTTTGACTTGATGGGGATACCATTAGACCAAAAGGCAGTTAAGTCCGTCTGAGCGAACATACCGCGGTACATAGATTCCACCTCCTTGGTAAAGGTATCTCGGTATAGTGAGTTAAAGTGGAAGGTATCATAGACGCCAAATCTGTTGAGGAATAGTAAATCTGTCTGACCATACTTGTTGGTGCAGTCGTATACTACCGACTTGGTAGTTGTACCACCACCGACTAGGTTAAAAGTCAAGGTAGTATTCTGTCCCGTTAATCCCGCCGAGGCAAGAAGGGAAACTACATCTACTGCTTGGTACTTATTACTGCTTGTGGTAAAGGCAGTAAAGGTATGAGTATAAGCCCCCGCAACTACGGATGCTATGTCCTCTCGGTCAACCCATAAAAGGTCTTTTACTGAATTAGGTGTAAGTTGGATTCTTACTCGGTCAGTAAGTATTGAGTTGGTAAAGTTAGAATTGATGCCACTCGTAGTGTAGGAGTACCCATTGGTAACGTAGATAGTGTTGCTACTGACTGCTGAGGTACTGCCTAACGTCCAAAAGGTCTGAACTTTAACTAGGCACCATACACCACCCGTACCGATGGTCGTAGAGGCATAGGTTTGGTATGCTTCTTCAATGTACTGAGATGCTATCTTGTGTACTTCAACCATCCCCCTATATCCCGCAAAAGAATCGGGCGACCTTTGGATACTCGCTACGGGTGTGGCGGGTACGGATGCTTTTACTCCCGACCAAACAAAGATTTGGAAGCGGTAATAGAAACCCGCCAAGGCGTAGTTGGTTGAGTCGTATGCTTGGAAAATCAGAGGCGAGTTGCATCCAAGGTCACCGCTTGGTTGCTGAGTAAATGTTAGTGCCATTACCTTATCTTCTTTTTAATTAGTTGTTCTATGTCTTTCTTCAATGCTTTGACTAGTTCGGGTTTGTACTCTTGTAGTACGTACTCCTTCGTAATCTTGGTAAAGTCGTATGGCTCTATGCCAAAGTGCTTTATTTTTCTATTCATCATAAACCGCATAGATTTTTGATTTGCTGCGGTATTAGGAATGAACTGACCCGTTTCCATATCTCGTGGTCTAATCTTGCGTGTCTTCGCCCAATCTTTCATTGTAGAAATTGGGATACCTTTTCCACCTTTGGCTTTACCCATTGGTGACCTACCATCTATGATAAACTGAGCGTAGGATGCCATATCAACTGAAAGGTTGAAACCACTCCCACTCACTTGGATAGAGTTCACAAGTTGACCACTCGCCACATAGTTAGCACGGAATGTCTTTTTGGTGTTGCTGATTGGTTGCCATCCGCTACCAACCTTTTTCCACTTGGCTCGTACCGATACCCTTTTCCGTTTGGCACGGAGAGAGATAGCCATTTGGTCTGACCACAAGTCAGCCATTTCTTTGTAGACGGCAGTCGCCCTTGGTAAATTAGCAGAATCCATCAGTTACAAGAGGGTTGGTTATGGTCAAGTTCAGATTGATAGTATACCCCGCAAGTACATCACTCATAGTTTCTATAAAGGGAGTCATATCGTAGGGGCGAGTATACTGCAAATTGTTGTAAAGAATCTGCTCTTGCTTTCTGAGTTCGGTTACAAACTCAAAGTACAAAGATTGGAGTATCTGAGCATAGTTGCTATTCTCGGTGTACCCATACTGAGAGTATAACGTGGTTAGATTGTCTCCTTGGTTTTCTGTACTCATCCAAACAATTCTATCCGCGATGGTAATAGACAAACTGACAATAACCGTGTTGTCTTGAACGCTTACTGACTGAATGGTGTTATGGCATAGTGGAAACACAGCGAATTGCTTAAAATCAAAATCTGATAGGTTTCCGTGGGTATACTGCCATCCTAAGTTATTTGCAATCGTTTTAACTAGGTAAAAGGCGGTACCTATATGGTTCTTATTTACTTCCATTTGTTTCTTATCTTATCGGTTAGTTTCTTTTCCATTTCTTGTAAGTCCATCTCGTAGGCAGACCATTGTAGTGCAGTATGAATTCTTTGGCTTGTAACTCCTTCAACTCTAAGTACATCTCCTTTACTAAGCGAGTAAATGAATGTAAACCATCCCCACTTTCGGGAGACGGAGGCTTGTTCAAGGTCGTTGATTCCACTACTTCCTTCGGTAGCAAATACTTCAGTGTATAGTTGAGCAAGTCGGTTCCTAAACTGCAAAAAAAAAGCAGTGCACCATATCCCACCTCAGCATTTAGATTCTTAAAACTAGCAACTAGGGTGCCGTCATAATCAGCCACCCGATACTTCTCATCTTGCTTGTAGACGATAGGTCGGTACAGAACACTCAGCAGTTTCCACAAATCTTTCTTGTCTTGCTGATAGTTTTCCAAGTCAATAAATTCTCCTACGGTGATATCATCCAAGTTAGGAACGAACCCATACTGAACTCCTTCCCACTCAAAGGTACGCACCAACTTGGGCTCTTGGCTAAGTGCCTCAGTAATCTTCTGACCACAATAGACAAGTGTCTTGTATGGCATCAGCCTTGTGTCCGAGGTGGGCAACTCACAGAAGATAGAAACCATATTGATTAGAACCTCTAAGTCGTCTCGGTCTTTGTTCAACTGCTCATACTCGTGTACTTGCCAAATCTTGATGTCTTTAAGTTCGGTTGGTAGTGTTATAGAAACCTCCATAACAAAAAAACCGCCCGAAGGCGGTTTGTTAGGTTTAACTGAATTTAGATTAGCACATCAGATACTTAGGTCCGAGTTCAGATAATACTTTCCAACCCTCATCGGTGAACCCGAACTGCTGATAACCGTAGTCGGTTGTGTCTATCCAAATCAGCCCCTTTTTCTTAATGCTACCAATGTATCCTTTTACTTCGGGCTTGCTCATCTTCAAACTAGCATAGTTCTCGCTAATCACGTCATCTGTGAATCCGAAGTCACCACCTTGGTTACTTGCATCCCATACAAGGCGTTCCAATACTAGCAACTCCTTTTCGTTCAGCCCACTCACTTTTTCTTTAACCTTTGCTACTTTCTTCTTCGCTTTCTCAACCGCGGGTGAAACCTCACTTACTATGTCATAAACACTTCTGAGGTGACCTACTCTGTTTTCCCAAGCATCCCATTTTCTGCTACCATAGTGTGACTGTAACTCTTGCTCACCTACGAAGATGCGAGTACACCACAATGGCTTACTTACCATCTCACCATTCTTGTCTTCTACTGAGTCACCGAACTCGTCTCTTTCTGATACCATCCATACCTTTTGTCCAAGGTAGTTGAAATCCCAAGCCCAACTAGTTGGGGTGTCTAATCTTTCTAAGTTGCTGATGTTCATATTGTTATCCATAACACAAATGTAATTAGAAGATATCTATAAACAATAAGAATTAAAATTATTTTTGCAATCTTACAAAAGATTACAAGCGTCTGACAAAAGAAAAACTGACCAAAAAAAAGCACCCCGAGAGGTGCTTAGTGTAGTGTAGGTATCTTTTTATGAGAAGAATACGGCTACCATTTCTGTTCTAATATCCCACCCACTCCATTTGCGAGTATCCCAATGACGGCTGACTTGCATCTCATCATACCAAGTGATAAACTCCCAAATACCATCTGTGCCTTTCTGAGCGGTCATCCAAAAGTTAAAACCCTTTACCTTGAAGTCCCAACACCACTTGTTCTTTTCATCTACACGACTGAAAGTGACAGACAATATCTCCTCCAAGGTATAAGATGGTTGCTCGTTTGTCTCTACTGCTTTAACCTCGTGGTTCATAACTGAGCAAACTTCCTTAATGCTCGTCTCGTGGATGAGTTGTGAGTTGGGTGCCCACTCGTACCCATCTACTAATTGACACCACCAACTGTTGTCTTCGTTCCATACTGAATCTACCCTTGGGTCGTTCTGAATGTCTGCTAATGTTCTAACTTTCTTGAACTTCTTAGTTTCTAATGTCTTGTTTTCCATATCTGTTATTGTTATATTGTATTGCAAAACTAATGGTAAGTGGCAGATATGCAATAGGTTGGGTGAATTATTTTTGCAAATTTGCAAAATTCTTACAATGTCTTGACAATTCTATCTGACAGAATACTTGCCATAATTAGGTCTACTTAACGTAGAACTCACGGCATACCGCAGAGCATCTAACAAGTGGTTGTTCTCATCTATGGGTGCATTGGTGAGGTTACCATTCTTGTCCTCTATATACTTATATGACCGCATCTCACGGATACCATTGTTAGAGGTGTCCTCCCATACGAGGATATGCCGTCTTAGTAAGTCAATGCCGTATGCTAAACTATCCTTGCCCTTAGAGGCGGGTTTGATGTTAAATCCCATTCTGTGCAGTTCCTCTATTGACTTAGGTTCTGCTGAATCAGCATACACCACGTCAGAACGAGAGAAACCCATCGCTTTTAATCGCTGACCTATGTCTTGGTTGGTTAACCCCGTTTCATAAAGAACCTCGGTCATATACAAAGTATCTGCGTCTTTGAAAACTCGTACCATTGCAGTAGGGTCGTTGCTATACCCAAAGTCCAATCCCCAAGCGAGGTGCTTTGCCGTGTCGGGGATATCTCGGATGGTAGAAAAGCGGTACACGGTGCTTCGGCTTATTGCTCTCTCTCCCAATCCATAGATACGCCAATAGTCGGGGTTGACTACTTTCAGCCTTTCAATTTCCTCCCTTACGGTATCCTCTAAGAATGGATTGTCTAGGTAGGTCGTTTGGTAAAACTCGCAGTCGTCCCGTGGAATGATTTGGTCATATATCCAATGGAACTCATCTGACGGGTTGTAGTCAAGAACTGCAAACTCGGTGGTACGTAGAATCAACTGCCGAAAATCCTCGTAGTACAACTCGTTCGCCTCATTGCAGAATAGAACGTCTCGTTTCCGACCACGAACCTTCTGCGGTTGGTCAAGTGCAATAAACTCAACTAGGTTACCATTGAGTACGTATTCCGAGTTGGATTTATTGTGCAAGGCGTCAGAATAGATGCCGAGGTTTTCTAGGATACTGAGAAAGTCCCTCATCACGGTTGCCCTAACCGCGGGGAACGTCTTACGGCAGATAGTAATAGTTTTCCCCCTATGCTTACCGCAGTAAGATAGAATCAACCATAGGAGTATGTTATAGGTTTTCCCGCTTCGTGTACCACCTTGCTCAACTACTATTTTTGCTTTCCTTTGTTCAAGGTGTCGGTATATCTTGTTCGTCTTGACTTCCATCCATTATGGTAACTTTGAAGTTTAGGTCTTGCCCATCTTTGCCTACCATTTCTTGTCTAAGGGAGAACTCATCTTTGTACTTGCGTTCTAATATCCACGCACTTGCTCTCCAATCATTTTGAGATGCCGTTGCTACGTTTCTTAGGTGGGTTAACTTGAAACTGACTTGTGCTTTCTCAAACTCCTCAGCGAAGGTACTATCGGATTCAATATGGTTGTAAAGTGTCTGCCTAGATATGCCCGTAATGGCACAAGCATCCTTAACATTCAGCCCGTTGGCGATTGCCGCCAATACCTTCTGCATAAACTCCTTACTATACGCCATCGTTCTGTGTTCCTAATGCTTCTACCATTGCAAACTCAAAGGAACGAGATGCACTCTCATAGCCCATCTTAAGTGTGCATTGGTCTTTCCAAGTCACCCACATCTCAAACACCATAGGTGGTACCTCAATGGTGATAGGCACCATAGCATCTTTGGACTCTAATTCTTCGCCCAATCCGTCCGATGAACTATCAGCATCAAAGTCGTAGTTAACCAAGTCAAGCATATTATCCAACTCCTTTGCGGAGTACGGCATAGTTGCCAACAAGTCATCTCGGTCAAACGCTTGGCTAATCTCACCTATCAAGTCAGATAGTTTCATTACGTCCGTTCCGAACTTGGTCTCATTGGTTTCTATCGCTATCCTCTGTGCTTGTGCTAACGTGATGCTTCCGAGGTTATAGACGATTGCTTCCTCAAACCCAAGAGCCTTTAAGGCATCGTATCTGTGGTTACCATTTACCACCTCATAGAATCCCGTCTCTAATTCCCGAACCAATAGGTTTTCTATCTGTCCGTTTCGCTTGATGTTTGCAACAAGTTTCTCGCTGAGTTCTTTATGCTCAGTTTTGTAGTTCCAATCTGCTTTTACCAACTGTTCTATTGGTAAGGATAGGTAGTTTACCAATCCATTATTTGTCTTCTTTGCCATAGTTTTCTAATGTTCTTTTCCATTTCTAACATCTTGTAGATGTTCTGTGCAACCACCTCATTGTTGTAGCCTTTCTCCCTTTTGAGCATCTTGTAGAATCCTCCTATTTGGTCACGATAGTCACACTTGTCTACGTGGGTGCGGTTACCTTGCGGATTCAACACTTGACCATAGGCAGTCGCCTTTAATGGGGAGGTACTATCAACTGAGTAGAATGGCACCTTTGTCCATAGTTGCCATCTGCCACAACCGAAGCCGTGTACCTTAACTTTCTTCTTGTAGGCATACCCTACTAGGTAGTTAAGTTGTGCAGTTGACAAACCATCCAAAGCAGATAGCCCGAGGTAGTCGTACTTTTCACAATACTCCTCCCACGCTTTTGTTCCTCTGTTTTTGTGCCATACCCTCATTACTTTTACACCCAACCTTTCTAAATCAGCCGTACTTTCATCTACCCTTTCGGTAGTGATATCCGTGTCTTGGTCTACGTCTAACTCAACCCAAATAATCTTGTCCTTATGCGGAAAGTTATGGATGAAGTTCCTATACCGATTGTGGTATCCATCAAAGTCGGGAACTCGCCCATCCTCTTGCAAGGTGTGGGCACCACTATCGCAGATTACGTTCTCCTTTCCCGTAAGGTAATCTAACCCATCGGGATAGTAGTAAGACGGCATAATGTTATGCACTATGCCATCTCGTACCATCTGCTCAATTACGGTATGAGCCGAACCACTAAAAAAGTGAGTGTAAGGTAGAATCATACAGTTACCTTGTTGGAAATGCCACCACGACCTTTCCATTCTACGATTACGGTAATCTCATCCAAAGGAAGTTTGCAAACCTTGTGTATCATCCACTTAATACCGAAAGTGATTTCTTCTTGGTACAAGTCAATAGTACGGAATTTGTTCAACCAATCTCTCAAAGCCTTTTGCTCAACTGCAACACCTTGTGGTGGTACGGGATATGCTATTCTCAAAGTAGCATAGTCGGGGTGTCCCGTCCAAGGGCAGTAAGATGAGAATTCTGATGTTTCCATCTCGGTGTAGAACGTACCCAAGGTAGTGTTCTTGATTACGGGGAGTTGGGTAAAAGGATTCTGTTCCTCTAAGTCCTCCATTGAGAAGCGTAGTACATCGTACTTCTTGCTTTCGTGTTCTGTTTGTTCTGTGTATAGTGCCATAGTTTATAGTTCAGTTACGGGGAATAATCCACTCCCCAATTTTTCTTGTTTGAAGTTTCGGTAGTCGTATAGTAATTCTTCGCCCTTCTTGATTTCCTTGGTTGCAAAGACAAACCATTCTTCGGTCTCGGGTAGTGATATTAGTTTAAGGTTAGCATCCTCTGAGTGATTCCAAAACTTGCCATTGTCCCCACAAAGGACAAAGTAACCATCTTCATACTCAGCAAAGAATAGTAAGTAATCTTGATAGAACTTAGGGGCGTTATCAAAGAACTCCTTTGGGATTACGCTATCTATCAGTCCATTGAACTCCCATACCTTTTGCCCCTTTGGGATATCCTCCAAGGCAAAGCAACCTAATCCGTGTAGGTCACTCATCTTCAATTCAGTTCTTACGGTCATCATAACAAGTAGTCGGTATTATCAAATCCAAACAATGCTTCTTTTCTTTCTACGCAAGTGCCACACTCACCACAATGGGTTGCACCACCTTCGTAGCACGACCAAGTCATCTTGTAGTCAAGGTTAGGAATCTCCATCCCGATATTGGCAATATCTCGCTTTGTGAGATGGGTATAAGGAGTATGAAGAATCACACTATCCCACGTTCCTTGATAAACTGCGGTTTTCATCGCATTAGCGAAGGTTTCTCGGCAATCGGGATATATGGCGTGGTCGCCGAAGTGATTTGCAAGCAGAACGCGTCTAAATGAGTTTGACTCGGCAATGCCCACGGCAATAGAAATCATAATGGCGTTTCTAAATGGTACCACGGTTTTCTTCATTGACTCATCCTCATAGTGTCCTTTGGGAATATCACCACCATCCACGAGCAGATTGCTCTTGAAGTCACGGAAGATATCTCTAAGGTCAACTACTTTTAATTGGATACCCAACTTCTCGCA